TCTTTACAGATGGTATTCTAAATTATATGGGATTCAATGCTCCTCCAGGAGCCGGTACTCTTGTTTCAACAGTTCAGGACATTAATGCTTTGCCTGTATCTGCTTACCAAAAAATATGGGATGAGTACTACCGTAATGATCAAATTCAGACCCCTATATGGACACCTTTAACTGAGGGCGACAATTCAGCCAGGTTACTTACTGCCACGCCTGACCTTAGGGTATTGCGCCGCAATTGGCCGCGCGATTATTATACTTCTGCTACCCCTACACCACAGCAGGGAGATAATATCCTTATTCCTTCATTCGCTACTGATCCCGAATCAGGGGATTTTATACCGCAAAAATTATTCAACATAGATGGTACTGCGATGGCTACGGGCCATCTATTACAAGGAAATACAGTGAGTGGTTCAACTTTGTTACAGGATGAAAATACTGATACAAGCGTTGTACTTCAATTATCTTCAACTATAAGGGATTTTAGGTATGCTGCCCAAATGACTGAGTACCTGGAAAGGTCTTTACGGGCTGGGGATCGATATGTAGATTTCGTTCAAAGGAATTTTGGATACAATCCAAATCCACTTTATATTGATCGTCCTGTATGGATTGGAGGTTATACTGGAAATGTCATAGTTTCGGATGTAATGGCTACTGCTGAGGTCGGCGCTTATTCTGTAGGTCAATATACCGGTCATGCAATGGCTCGGGATAATACGCCGGTATTTCAATATAATGTACCTGATTACGGTGTGATCATGTGTATGATGACGGTATACCCTAAAGCTTCGTACTACTCAGGTCTTGAAACAATGTGGACCAGGACGGAGAAGATGTCTTATATGTGGGAACAATTTGCACTTATTGGCGATCAGCCTATAAGAAATAAGGAGGTGTGGTTCTCCTGGTATGATGCTGATATAGCATGGAATAATGAGATTTTCGGGTATTTGCCCCAGTACACCCAATTTAAATACTCGAACGACATCGTTTCCGGGCAGATGCGCACACTGTGGGAATCTTTCCATCTTGGAAGAAAGTTTGATGCTGCATCAGATGTAGTATTAAATACGGACTTTATTACATGTACCCCTGATATTGGACGTGTGTTTAATGTTGACGCAGAAGCAGGAGAGCATGAAATATTTGTACATGCTTACAATGACATCAGGATACTACGCAAATTACCTATAAATGGGCTTCCGTCTCTGTGATAATGAGATTAGGGATCTACCTTGGTCCTGGGCAATACCCGGGGCCTTGGTAGGTTTTAGCCTGGAGGATGAAATATTATCTCACCGAAGACACTATGGAATATACTCATGGCATGCGATGCGCCCATCTCAATCAGATATAACCCGCCTCTCGATGATGGAAAGGGAGGCCGTATCTATAGCTTCCCTGCGGACTGCGGAAGATGTATTAAGTGCCTTACCAAGAGAAAAGCTCAATGGAGCTTTCGCCTTACGGAAGAAAAAAGAAAATCCTTCTCAGCTTACTTTGTTACCCTGACTTACGAGGATAAATACCTGGTATATGGTGATAATGGACCAACGGTAAATAAAAACGATCATTTTGAATTTATTAAAAAACTCAAGGCAAATGAGAAATGTAACAAGGAAAGAGATTATATATCTCAGGAAGAACTCGACAGGAAAGTTCGTGGAATACAGGAGACCGGAAAATTATCATACTACGGAATCTCAGAATACGGAGACCGCATGGGCCGGCCCCATTGGCATTATCTTCTTTTCAATGTGCGGGATATTGCTAATATTACTAATGCTTGGCCTTATGGCCTTATTCAAATAGATGGGGATGTAAACGTCAATAATATTGACTACGTACTTAAATATATGGTAAAACATGAGACTGATAAAAAACCGGAACGGGAAAAAGAGTTATGCTTCATGTCAAAAGGACTGGGCTTATCTGCCCTTAATGATGAACAAATCAGATATATTCAGGCTCCGGACGCTAACATGCTTATTAATAGCCGAGGAAAGCGGATTGCTCTACCTCGGTACTACAGGAAAAAATATTGCTCCGGAGAAGTACGAAGTTCAAAAGGTTCCTATATTGCACAAGTTGTACAGCAGAAGGAGGATGAGGTCGATACTCGGCTTATTAAAGCCGGAAGGAATCCTGATAAACTCAAGGCTATCGCTAAAGATCAAAGAAATAAACAATTAATTAACCGTAAACCTAGAATAGGAATATGAGAAAGGGAATCGCAACTGCTCAAAAAAACTCCGGGTTAAAAATAACTATACCCGTAAAAACAAGGACACCGCTTGAGGCATTTCAACTGCTCAGGCAGGGACATCCAATAGATCAGGCGGCAGCCTATTATGATGATAGGGATGCACTCCCGTCTAACTTTTTCATGTTAGACAAAACAGCAAAACTCCATAAACTTGCCGAATTACGGCAGATGGAGCAAAATGCTCAGGAAAACTATACATACCTGGAGCAAGAGATCAGTAACCTAAACTCACAAAATAATGTCAAAAATCAAGAAGTTACCCAACAGAACGCAACCCTCTAACCCTGATGAAGCTTACCCTAATGAGGGAAAGCAAATTAATCAGGAGATTCCGGAGGTTCATGAAAACAATTACTTCAAGGACATGCCGGCGGAGGATATCCGAAGGCGATATATGAAGTTTTCAGTAATGATGGAGGGCGTAAATGAATCTCTAGATTTAACTAGGTCGGCAAATGTCGACCAATTCGCACTTAGAGTGCGTGACCTTGTACTAGCTACACAGAAAGTATAATTACATTTCCATCGGTTGAGTTTTACCTAAAGGCCTCAAAAGTGAGGCCTTTTCTATTGCATCCCTATGCGGAGCCCTAGATGCAAACTCGCTAAAGGTCGCTCGCCAGAGCGCAATTAACCGACGAAGGAGGTAAGCAACCTTTTAGCATAAGCAAAAAAAGGATCGGGGTCACCCGATCCACAATCAAAAATGGCGGCGGTAGGACGCAGCCGTCCGCCGACATTTTTCAATTAAGCAATGTCGCCATTTCGGCGACACATAAAATAGATCCGTACTGAATATGCGGATCGTTATAAAAATACCTCACGGGCGGAGCGCACAGGCGACAACCGGAGGACCTCTACCGACACAAAAAGTCGGAGCTTGCGACGACGGGAGCGTGGGGCAAATGAGCCCACCGAGCAACGACCGGAGCGAAGCGGAAGGGAGGGCGTAGGGTAGCGAATGCACCTCAGCGACTGGAGGGAGAGGAAAAAATACATTTTTTTTAAAAAAATAAATGTATACAAAAAATTGATAATCAATCAATTATAAACAACTGACTGTAAGTCAGTTGTAAAAAACAAGGTACATACTTGACAATGTCAAAACAAAAAGTACCTTTACAAGGCCTTAGATGGCTCGTCTTTCTAAGGCCAAAAATTTGAGGGCGTTTCAAGCACGAAAATAAAAAATCGAAGATGTCAAATCCTATACCGCCAGAACTACAAGACAAGTTAATTGAGATAGTAGGATACATTCTCACCTTTATAGGTGGTATTATCTCTAAGTGGATCCATGGTAAAAACAAACAACCTAAAACTAAGTAGTATGCCATTGGGAATATTAGGAGGTACACTTCTTGCATCAGCATTACAGGGAATCTTTGGTATAGGTTCTACAATGGCAGCTAATAAATATAATTCTCCGGCTGCACAAAAAAAGAGGCTACGTCAGGCAGGTTTACCTTTGTCATACATGTATCAGGGCAAAGTAGCAACTCAATCGGAAGTACCTAAATTATCTATAGATCCAACTTTGGCAACTGTACAGCAGAAAAATCTTACTCAGGATCAACCTTTGGTAGATGCTCAGGTATCTAAATTAGGTTCCGAAAAGCATAAAGTAGATCTTGACAATGAAGTACAGGAAGGAATCAATCAATGGTTAAAATATATAGACCCTGAGAATCAAAAGAGTGACGGTACTACGCAAAATAATCAGCGTTATTTGCTTGATCTTGATAGGGATACAAGAGATGCCGCTAAATTTACAAAACAATATGAACGAAAGCTTAAAGCTATTACATTAGACGTATCAGATACTCTTAATAAAGAAGGCGTAACTAAAGAGATGATACGTCAATCATTAATGAAGGCTAAAGCAGATATTAAAAAACTAGGCCTCCAGTCTGGATTACTTTCTCAGATGAATGATATAAGAGATTTTGATCAGTGGCTAAATTCAAAGGTTACTGATACTATTGACTCACTCCCACAATTCGCACAGGCACTCATAGCTTCATTACTTAAACTTCAATCTTACAGATGAAAAGACGGATTCAATCTAACCAATCTTTCCCGGAAAGAATGGAAAGACATGCTAAGGCATCATGGTTTGACCTTAGCTTCAATCACAAAACAACTCTATCAATGGGAATGCTCATACCACTTGCAACAAAAGAGGTATATCCCGGCGAAAAAGTACGTTTACAAAATGAGTTACAACTCAAATTCGCCCAAATGTATCTGCCTATCATGCACCAGGTATATTTCACATGCGATTGGTATTTCGTTACATACGACCAGTTATGGCCAAAACAACTGGAGCAGGATAATTACTCAGGATGGCAGATGTTTATTAAACAGGATCCGGTTAATGCTTTAGTTGGATTTCCTACATTTGACTATGCAAGAGCTGACGCAGTCTTTACAGATGGTATTCTAAATTATATGGGATTCAATGCTCCTCCAGGAGCCGGTACTCTTGTTTCAACAGTTCAGGACATTAATGCTTTGCCTGTATCTGCTTACCAAAAAATATGGGA